TCTTTGTAAGTTTGTGCAAGATAAATACGTCTAGCAGTTTGAAAATCCATACCATTATTATTTGGTAAATATGTTTTTAAGAAATGAGCTAAATTATGGCTTTTATCTTTTCTAGCTCTATGGTATTTATTCTTTTTATGCCATCTAAATACATAATTTAAAAGATAAGTTATTTTATCAGGATCTATCTTGGAACGGTATATTTTAGCTTCTCTTTCTGGAGTTTTATCTTTCCAGTTTAAAGGAGGATAAGTCTGTGTTGGTAAGTGTTTTACAGGTGTATTTAATTTAGCTGGAATTGTAATCTCCACTACTGGATCAGCAGGAACTAATGCAGCTTCTTTTATTTCTGCTGCATCATTTTTTGCGTGTATAGCCTGTAATTGTTCTTTAGCTAGAGGTTTTATATTATGTTCTCTATTAATGTGTGCAAGCTGATCTTTAGTAAGATTTAAGACACATTTCATAAGAACGTCATTTTTCTCTTCTTGAAATACAACACTAACAGTATTGTCTCTTTCAATAACTTTGTGTACTTCGCCTGATTGAACGTCAATAGTAGATTTTTTAGTTACTACTTCCTCTTCTTTAAATTCCATATAAGGGTTACGCTAGTTTTAATATTGTAGTAATGTAGTACTATGTTGTCCAGAGGTCTAGCTTCTTTTGTAAAGTTTTAACACTAAGCTGTGTGCATATCGAAACATCAAGCCCAAATTTTACAGCTTGTAAAACCTGACTATGGAAATGCTCCTTATCAAAGTATGCAACTTGATTTACTTTTTGAACTTTCTTTCTTGTGTGATCTGAATACTCTGTATAACGCACAGTGGCTAGTGGACTATCATCAGCAGGAAATTTTTCTTCGTAGATAGTGACGTTGATAGTTTTGTTGTTCAAAGATTAATTCTCCCAAAATTTTTGGTTTTCCTCTATATACCCAGAGGACTCGGTGTATAAACCCTCTTCCGTTCCATTGGAAGGGTTTTCAATAACAATCGGTTTTGTATTAACCTCTTCATTGTATAAACCTTCATTTTCGTCAGAGGTTTTTACAAAATTAGGGTTTATACCAAACTCATTGTTGTTCAAATCCATTCCAGTATCTACATTATTGGGTTTATACACATCATTATCGGGTATATCACGCACGAGGGAAGTAAAAGACCGTGGTAATTCCTTACCAACTGCCTTATAAAATTTAGAAGGTCTACCACCCTTACTTTTAGTTTTTGGAACGTCAACTTCTTCTATCAACTTCTGATCCTCTAACTTATTCAAACTATATACTATGGCACGCTTCCTATGAGCACCACCAACATTATCGTGATCTACTAAATCTTTAACACACCAGGGTTTTGGTTCATTTCTCATAAGCTGCAATATATCAAGAGTATGTCTATTTGGAGTGTCCAGTCTGACTTCTTCTGTGCGTTCAGGTGCAGGGCTTATAGAGTAGGTGTAATCAGGTAGCAGAGTAAATATCATGCGTAAGCCTTCACGATCTTCTCTGGATTTCTCAACGCTCACTAATCTGCTATTTGCTGTAAGACCCATTTCAGCAGCATCATTCATTGATAACTTTTTCATATTCCATGTTTCATCTACTGCGTTCTTAATAGCTGAAGTACCTCTAAACTTACCTTCCTTAGTATTGTGATGAATAATGACTATTGAACAAGCAGGGAAATCTTGACCGTTACGTCTTACAAGTTTCTTGATAGGTAGGGCATATTCTCTTCTGTTCTCTTCGTATGGGTTGCTGTCATTACAACCATCTAAACTATCAATAATTACAAGATCGTATGCGTACTTGTTTTGCATCTTTTTAAACCTGCTATACCATTGCATATCCCATTCAGTAACTACTCGAACATTCTTATCGCAGCCAATAAGTTTCATTTGTCTACGCAGTATTCTTTCATTCTGATCTCCGTTCAACCAAAGAACTTTACCAGATGGCACGTTAACTAAAGCACCATAAACATTAAATGCTTTGCCGTGTCCAATATGCTTGGCTATCGTCTGACACATAGCAGTTTTACCTGTACCACCATCTGCATGAATTAGCAGAGTCCAAGGTTTAGGTAGCAATCCTGGAATTAAGTATTCAAAAGGTGTATCATCTAACTCGTCAATAGCCAAAGGCTTTTGCCCTTTAGTTCTATTGAACATTTCGTGAGTATCAACTAATCTTTCAATCTCAGCAGCATTACCACGTTTAGCTTCTATAGCTAATTTATGGACCGCTTGGTTATGTAGTGCAGGGTTTTCATTTTTAGGATCATTGTCAATATCCATATATCGCTGAATGAGATCCTCACCATCCAGCACCTCTTCCTTGTATCTAAGTGGGATAGCCTCTACATCTTCGATTAATTTATCTAACCCAACTTCCTTAAATCTTTTTCGGTCAGGATCAACTTCATCTGCAAGTTTTATCAGATGAGACATATTGTACTGTGCCCCATTATTTCTCCAAGTTGCATACCATCTAGCAGCACATGGGTCTGAATCGTTATCCCAACAGTGTTCATAATCAGGATCACGCTTACTCCACTCTCTCCATAAATTAAGACCCTCTTCACCTGGCAATTCATTGTTAATCATTGCCCCTATCTCCCACCAATATCGCTCACTATTTGGTCCTGTATATTTGATGACGCTCAAACAGCCACTAACAATAGCTATTCTTTCTTCCTTGGTTCGTTTGCTCCATCTATTATCAACATATTTAACATCAACGTCTTGGTGTTTCTTTTTATATTGATCTTTCATACGAGACAGCAACCATTCTGGTGCTTCTGGTACGTTAAATAGATCGCCTTCTAATTTATATTTACCTTTACCAATCTCTTCTTTGTAATATTCTCCAGCTACAACACCTTGTCCACCCCACAATACTTCCCAACCTTCGTGTCCAGCAGCAGTATGACTGATAGATTCTAGTTCAGACCATAAATCTTGCGGTACTTTAAATAAAAACTTTGCAGCGTTCTTTTTAAGTGAAGTTATTTTTGGTGCTTTCTTGAGATCTTTACCCCATTTCTTTTCAATAGCACCTAAGTTTTTATCAACATCAAAAATTACAAGACCGTCTGATCTAGGTCCAGTAAATACTCCTATTGCTTTATATGTTTCTGGTTGTTTTTCAATCATCAACGCAGAATCATTTACATTAAGTTTTAATCTCCATGCT